GCCTGAGTATTTGGTTCAAGGCGCTGTGGTTGTTGTGGCATTTGTACATTAGTTTCTTCATCTTGTAAAGTGTCTTCTGCAAATTCCGGTTTATATTGGTCAATTTGCTGGGATTTCATCTTAACGTCAATGAGTTTCTCTTGAGCTTCGCTTAGTCTTTCTGAGTCACCAGAATCATATGCGTCTTTATACTCGCGTTTAGCATCATCTAATTCACGAATAACATTCTCTTTATAGGTATTAACTAAGGTTTGTTCGCCGGTAGATAGGCGGCCTTTAAGATTTTTGTTTTCGTTAACAAGCTGTTGAGCCACTCGTATTGCTTCTTGCTGTTCACGCAACGCTTCTTCTTTAGCTCTGCGCTCGTCATGCATTATTTTCTTCATTTGCAGCAAGCGTTCTTTTGCTTGGCCGGTGTAAGCTTCTAGGTCATCGTTGTCGATTTCTTCAACAATGTTCTTTGGCATAGGATTAGCGTTCTTCCTATCTTCCTCTGGAACATCATCTATGATTTCAATTTCAATCTCTTCTTCCGTGACTTCAGGTTCTTCGTCTGGAAAGTTAAACTTATTTAATTCTAATTGTGCCATTTTGGGGCCTCCTTATACTCTTGAAATGCCACGAGGGTCTAAAACTACAGCCTCAACGGTATCATCGTTTATCATTCTGAATTCACGACCATGAATCTTTAGTCGTGTGCCAGTGTTTGGTCTAGCTAAAATAAAATCACCTGCTTTGCACCAAGGTCCTGATGGGAATCTAGTTTTGTCTAGGTAACAATCTGGTCCAAGTTTTACTACAAAAAATACAGTTGAAAGAACTTCTTCATTACGCATTGTTTCATCTGCTTTAACCAATCCATTTTCATATTCTTTATCTGACTCTGGAATGGCGCATAAGATGTGATACCCAGAAGGTTCTGGTAATTGTGTTGCTTTTTCTTCGTCTGTTGCTTGTGGTTTATAAGAGCCTACTATTTGTGGATTATTGGGGTTTGTGCCAATAAGTATCTCACTAGTCATCTATTGTCTCCATACGTTGATTGAGGTCTGTAATAGTTAAACATGCAGATTCAAGACCTCGTATCTGGCCGCATGCGTATTTATACTCTTCATAGCTTGTACAGTTTCCCGCACTGATAGCTTTTTGTAGCATATCAATGCGTTCCTTGTATTCGCTTAGAAGGTAGTCAATTTCTTTTGTCATTGTTTATTCCCTGTTTGAGGTTTTTCTGATTGAGCAATGGTTTGCCCGATTTTTACTCCTTCTTGCATTTGCTTTAATTCCATTTCTTTTTCTTCTTTGGCAATTTTTGCGCCAACTTGAAGACCAGCAATACGTTCTGTAGACCTGATACGCTCTTCTTCAATAGCAATTTGGTCTGCTTTAGCAGCTGCATCCATAAGGTCTTTCTCTTTCTTACGTTTCTCTTCTTGCGTTTTAAGCTCCAATTCCTTGGCTTGCATTTGGATAACTGGGTCTTGAGCAGCTTGTTGTGCTTGTTGAGCAGCAACTTCTGTTTTATTGCGTTGTAACAATGCATCAGATGCTCTTGCAGCCATGGCAGATATTTGGATTTCCATTTCTTTAGGAATGCCTTCATCTTCTTCGCCAGTTGGTAATGGTATGCCAAGCATTTCTTCCATCTGTTTACGGTACTCAAATGCCAAATGCTCGCTAATATGAGCCGTTGCAGCCGCAGCAATAGCTTGGGCTTGTGGGTTTTGGCCGATAAGCGCTGCTATTTTAGGGTCTTGCATGGCGTTCATATGCACCTGGATGTGCGCTTGATGGTCTTGGTATAGGAAAGCTTTAACAGGCTTCATGTTTATGATGTTCATGTTCTCTGTTATTGGGTCCATTGGCATTTGGTCATCTTCAACCGGCACCAACTTCTTAGCGTTCTTAATGCCCAACACTTCTAACATCTGACGGTGTAACAATGACATGTTATAAAGCTGAGGCGCTGACTGAGCTAATTGCAATACAGCTTGGTATTGAACAACCTTCTGGCTCATTGTTGCAGCATTTGGGTCTGAAACAGGGATAACATCTACTTGGTCGTAATCAGACTGTTTGGCAAAACGGCTGCCTTCATCTGGTTCGTAGCTATACTCTTCAGGAGTATAGTCACGGATGATGTCTCGGATTAGGCCTAACTCTTGTTTCAATGAGTAGTGAACGCGAGCTTGAACAGCTGACATCACTTTCAATGTGCGTTCTAGGATGGCAAGCGTTGTGCCAACAGGACTATTAGCTGACATATCAGAGATTTGCAAGTCTGCAGCTGATGCAAAGCGCCTTCCCTCTTCCACAATGGTGCCTAGGAGGCTATATAAAACTTGGCTAGGCTCTTTGTATGGGAGCGGCATTATATTGTCTCTAAGCGCTCCTGATGGAACGTCTACATCTCGGAACTCGCCTGGGGCTATAGGCGTGTCATCACCTTTAACACGTAGTCCACGGGTTTTAAAACCGCCCGGTAAATTACTGAGTGTACCTGCATCAACAAGCTGGCGGATAATAGAAGTGCCAGATTTAGCAAAAGCACCAACAAGATGAATAAGCCCAAAACAGTAAAAACCAAACCCCGGAACATATCCATAATGAACAAAATGGTTTCTTTTTTGGTGGGTATCATCTTCTGGTCTCCAGTTACGGCGAATAGAAAGTACATTTTGTGTGCCTTTTTCTATTGTCACTATATAAGGTAGTGCCATACCAGTTTCTTTGCCATCTTCGTCTTTATGTTCAAAGCCTGATAGGTTTAAATTGACTTGAATCTCCAGTAACTTGTATCGGTCATCTGATGTAGCGCTAAAGCCCATCTTTTCAGCAATTTTTTTCTCTACTTCGTCAAAAGCTGTGGATGGTTCGCCTAGTTCTATGTCACGATAGAAGCCAGCTATCTGCAAACGCTTCAATTCGTTCTCTGTTTTACGCATAACATGGGTTACACGCTCGGCAGTTTGCAAGTCTGATGCGCCGTAAGGGACAATTAGGTCTTCTGCCGGGACAAATTTAGATGTTTGGCGGTTTAAGTTGGGGTCAAAGTAGACTTTTTTGAACGCGTTACCAGAAAGTCCTAGTCCCCATGCCATTCTTTCATGCTCTGGGCGGAATTCAGGCATTTTTTCCATGATTTGGTAGTTCATGTCCTTCTGAACACGGTCGGCTGCACCCATTTTCTCAGGTGTTTCCTTACCAATAACCAAAGTTTTCACTGGACCGGTAGCTGGGACAGTCTCCATCACTGTTTCAGCTTGGAATTTTACCAATGCTTCACTTAATAGTGGGTGATATACACCACAAGCGCCGTCCCATGGCTCAGAACGCTCTTCAATTTTCATGCCAAGTAGCTCTAAACCGTCTACATAGGTCTGTATCCAGTCTTTACGTGAGCCAATGTCGGCTTCAACGTCATCTATAAGCTCGTTACATATACTTAATAGCTCTTTTTCATCAATGTATTCAGCAAGGTTGGCGTCAAAATCATCTTCGTCCTCTTCTTCTTGCTCAAATGAGATTTCTAAATCACCAATAGTCACCGACTCAGGGTTCTCTATTTCAATTTCCAGTGGTTCCTGCTCTTGAGATATTGCTTCAAGACCTAAAGGTGCCGCATATAACGATTTTTCTATTGCCATAATAATTTCCTTTTAGTAGTAGGCTGCTTTACGTTTAGATTTGAAATATTGAATCTCATCTTCTTCGTCAGTTTGTAGCCGTATAAAGCCGCCCTTTCTAAAGCGGATTAATGCTTGTGTTGTAGAATCGACTAAGTCATCGTGGTCTGAATTTGGAAAAGCAGCGAGTTCTTCAATAACCTCTTCTGCCCATCTCTTGCGTGGCGCCCACACTTTTCCTGATGCAAACATATCAGCAACAGAGTTTACTCTTGAAATCTTATCATTTCCACGGGTAGGTGTATATTCTTGCACCGGAATACCCATTCTCCGTAATTCAAAGACAAGCGGCGCACCAGAAGCTTTAGCCTCGACAACACAGGCATCCGGCTCCCATTCTGTATACATTTCCATGGCTCGTCTTTTAAGCTCAGGAAACTCTAAACGCTCTTTAAGTGCATCTAATAAAATGATATTAGCATTGTTTGGGTCTTCGTTAATATAAAAGACTCCCCAAGTAGTGCATGCTGAATAGTCTGAACGCTCGTTTTTAGTAAAGGCAGTATCCCAGGACTGTATAATGAAGTCACATGGAGGCGGCCTGTCCTCTTCCCACATCTGCCACCACTCCCGTTTTACTAAAGCGCCCTCTTCGCCGGTAGGATTTTGTTGATACTGAGCAGACCACTTAGATAAAGGTAACTCGTTCCTAAGTTTTAAAAGCTCATCTAGTGACCAGAACTCTGGCCATAAAGGTTTTTCGTTTGGCATGATAGCTGGAAGCTCAATTACTTCCCACTCATCACCATCCCGTTCAATCATGCTCTGTAACACTCTTCCAGTTAAGTCACGTTTACCCCAACGGGTCATAACAATAACGATAGAGCCGCCAGGTTGTAGACGTTGCCTAGGGCCTGATGTAAACCACTCATGCACCTTATCGTATACGGTAGGGTCATTGGCTGCTAAAGCTGCCTCCTGCTCTGAGTGCGGGTCATCAATGATAAGTAAGTCAGCACCTTTACCTGTTACAGTACCGCCAACACCGATAGCAAAATACTCACCATTAGCGTTTGTACTCCACCGTCCAGCTGCTTTAGAGTCATGCCGCAGGGCTACATTAGGAAAAACGTTTGCATACGTTTCACCATCAACCAAGTTTCGAACCTTACGACCAAAGCCAACAGCAAGCTCGGCCGTGTTAGAACACTGGATAATTTTTTTACCTGGAAACTTACCTAAGTACCATGCAGGTAATAAATAAGAAGCAAATTCGGATTTAGTATGTCGAGGCGGCATATTAATAATTAAGCGCTTGGTTTTACCAGCAGCTATCTCTTCAAACTTTTTTGCCATCAAAGCATGGTGTCTACCCAAAATAAAATTGGGCCACATGGCTTTAAC